TTCGTACAACACATTCGTTACGAACCTTGACACGTTACAGACCACAACGGGCGACACATTGGACAGCTATGTTCCGAATTTTTCGGGTATCTTTGAAACGGAGATATTGGTTAAGTACACGGTGGCTAACTTGTTGTTGTTGGCTGAAAATGCCGCACAGCAACGGACATACAGAACCGAAAAAGACACAAACGTAATACTGATGGCATATAAGTTCTACGGCATGTTACCTGACGACAGTACAATTCAGAGGGTCATGGACGAGAACAATATATGCCTGAATGAAATATTGCAAATCAAAAAAGGACGAGATTTAGTATATTATGTGGGAGTATAAAACAATAGTAGCGATGCCAATAACAGCAGCAATGCTGAACGAAGAAGGCATGACGGGATGGGAACATTACCTATCCGTTGGTAACATTCATTACTTCAAGCGATTTATCAAGGTAAGTGCAGGTAAGGATAGGAAATAGGGTGATCAGTAAGTGGGCTTCCATAAACGTGTCATTGCGATATGATGCGGTGGCATCGCCTTACTCGTTATCAATCTATTTTAACCCTGCGAATCCTGACGACAGGGCTACGTTCGTGCCTGGACGTTATCTCAAGACCGAGATAGAACACAACGGGGAAACGCTGATTGTCGGCACTTCGATTAATCAATCGTTTAAGAGTTCCGCAACGGAGCAGTTAATGACGTTCTCGGGCTATACAAGGTCGGGCGTGATAGAGGATTGCACGATGGAGCCGAACATGAATACGCAGTTCGATAAGATGAGCATTGCTGATATTGTTAGGACTGTGTTGAAGCCGTTTAATCTGCAATTAGAGGTCAGCAATGTGGCAAGCGATGCTAACAGCACCTACCCTACCGCCCCCGTAGTTGAACCCGACCAAACAATCAAGGAGTTTATCAGCTTGCTCACTAAGGGCAGCAACTTGGTATTGTCTCATAACGCACAGGGTGATTTACTTATCACAAGGGCGAATACAGCGCAAGAACCGATATACTTCTTCAACGGGTCAACTCCTGTAACGTCAATGGAATTGACCTTTAACGGGCAGCCATTGCATAACTATATTTGGGCGGTAGGGCAGTCAAATCAGGATACTACAAACGCAAGTCAGGGCAACGGAGCATTAGTGAATCCATACGTATTGTCATCGGCATACTACGTCAAGACAGTCCCGTTCGATGCGGGGTATCGACCTGCTGTGTATTTACAGAAAACAGGCGATGCGAATACTACGCCACTAACGAGCAGGCAATGTCTGTCAACTGAATTACGTAATATCAGGCTCACGATAGAGATAGAAGGGTGGGAGCTGAACGGCAAGATAGTGCGCCCTAATAGTATAGTAACGGTACAGAACCCATCGTTGTTCCTGTATCAAACGAGCAGGTGGTTTGTTGAACAGGTGGACTTAAAGGGTGATAACGTGGCAGAGACGGCTACATTGTATTGTGTATTACCTGAATGTTTTACGCAGGGCGATGTGGTGAATGTATTTACAGGCAATAATTTAACGGTGCCATTCGGTGAGGGTGGCGCACATGCAGTTATAACACCATACGTATGATAGCATTGGCAAGGACAGCAGGTAGTGCGATAGCATCGGGCATCAGGCGGGTAAAGACGTTGGTGTTCGGTAAAAGCTATACCCGAAACCCTACCGAGATAGCCCCGTATGGATATGACGCAGCCCCGATAGATGGCATTAATTCGCTGTACTGCGATACGACTGTGAATGGGGTAACGGTAACGGTAGGGTATGTGAACACACAGCAGAAAGCGGCAACAGGAGAAACCCGTATATTTGCTACTGATAGTACAGGTGCGTTTAAGTTTAATGTGTGGTTGAAGTCCGATGGGACTGTGTTGATTGGGGATAGCGATGTGCCGAGTGCATACACGAATAATTTGATTAAGTGGACGGAGTTTAACAGCGTATTGCAGGCGTATTTTACAGCACAGAACGCAGCGATAACAACCGCAATAGGTGGGCTTGGCGGTGTATATACACCACCGACTGCGCCTAACTTTACTTCGGCTAAGACGACTAAAATAAAAGTGAATTAATATGTTAGTTTGGTTTAATAAATCAGATATAGAGCAAACGGAGAATCCGACCACGATAGCATCAGCGATAGCGGCTATTGACGCTATTATCCTTACATTACTTGGTGCAATGGCGAAAGCAGCCACAACAGCCAATATGGAGGAATATCGGCTTGACGATGGTCAGACAAAAATATCCGTTCGCTATAAGGACTTACAGGCATTATCGGCATCGCACACGGCATTGATACGCACTAAGCAGTATTATATCAATGCGAAGAATGGCAGAATGAGCCGACTGATGGACAGCAAGAACATGCCTAACTGGAGAATAAATAATGTATAATGGCAGAAAAAGTAGTAAACGCAGTATGGGATAGTGCCTCGTGGGGTACTAAGGTAGAAACGGTTAAGACCGTCACCGTAAATAACCCTAAGAATATACAACCGCAGGCTAACAACTCGTTCAATATTGCGCCCGGCTATGCAGGTTATAACCGTGTGTTCCAAATGAACTTTGACGGGGAGAAAGACCTTGGCGGCATCGGGCCGATACGTAAGTACGTGATAGACCATGTGGCGTTGCGTATGCGTGGATGGCAGTTGTACCTCGAATCGGACGTGTGTCAGGCATTGTTCACCCGTTCAGCAATGTGGGGTATCGGTGCGGGATTGAAGTTGCAAGCAAGTCCAGAATCGGACGTATTGACCATGTACGGGCAGTCTATTACCCCCGAAGAATTTAACGATACGGTGGAAAGTCTGTTCTATGTGTATTCAAACAATACGTTCTGCGATTATTCGGGTCAGCGCACATTGGGTGAGATAGCACATGAGGCATGGGTTAATAGTGATGTAGCGGGCGATGTACTTGTAGTGATGCGATTGGTAAATGGTATGCCGAAAGTGCAACTCATTGACGGAACACACCTCAAGACCCCGCAGATGTGGGGCATGTCAACGCAAATGGACGTGTTCAACCCTGAAACGAAGAACAGGGTACGTCATGGTGTGGAAATGGACGCAAAGGGTAATCACGTAGCGTATTGGGTGTTTAAGGGCATAGCAGGTGATGTTATCGGCGATTACGAGCGTATTCCTGCCCGTTTAGACAAGTACCCATACACAGAAACGGCTAAGTTGATTTACGGGCTTAAATACCGTATAGATGGCGTTCGTGGCATACCGTTGATTACGGCTGTTATGGAAACGGCTGCAAAGATGGCGAGGTACAAAGAAGCGATGGTAGCGGGTGCGGAAAGCAGGGCAAAGGTTGCGTTCAGTATTGAACACGAGGCATACAGTACAGGAGAGAATCCATTAGTCGCGCAGATGGCAGGGGCGGCAGGTTTCGGGCCGCAAACAGATTTACCGACAGATAGCTATGGCGAGAACTTGGCGAACAAGGTAACTGCGACAAGTGAGAATCAGGCATATAACATGCCGAACGGTGCTAAGTTGGTAATGCACGAAAGCAAGCAGGAGAATGGGTTTACCGATTTCTACACGACTAACTTTGATATAGTGTGCGCTGTGGCGGGCTATCCACCAGAGGTTATCATGAGTAAGTACAACAGCAACTACTCTGCATCGAGGGCGGCAATCAAGGATTTTGAGCATACGTTGAAAGTAAAGCGTACTAAGTTTGCAAAGCAGTTTTATCAGTTGGTGTATAACTTTTGCTTAGACACATGGGCGTTGTCAGGTCAGATTAAAGTAGATGGCTACCTGACTGCATTAGCGCAGAATAACGAGATGGTGTTGTCAGCGTACAGGTGCGCAAGGTGGGCGGGTGACGCTGTGCCTCATATCGACCCATTCAAGGAAGTTAAGGCTATCCGTGAGATGTTGCCTGAAAACAGCAAGAACATGCCTCTGATTACATTGGAGCAGGCTGTGGAGATGTTGGATAATGGCGACTGGAACGATGTAGTAGAACAGTTTGCAAAGGAGCGTGACAAGGGCGAATCACTTGACATAGAAGAATCAGGTAAAACAGAAGAAGTACAACCAAACGGCAACCCTGCCGACCAAAATGAATAAGATGGAAATATTAAATCCGATAAACGACATCAGACCCGCTATAATAGCGAGGATTCAGGACGAATACAAGGCCCATTTGTTCTACCGTAACGCATCGAATTGGTGCGAGATTACGGGCTTTACTAAGGCTGCGAAATACTTTGCTGCCGAGGCAGAATCTGAATTGCAGCACTCGTTGAAGTTACAGCAGTATCTTAACGATTGGAACATCAGCTATGCGATGCCGACTGTTACGGTTACAGTATCGTTCCGTTCTATGCCCGACCTGTTGCGTGGGGCGTATGAGATGGAAGCGAACCTGTACAAGTCGTATCAGACCGATGCGACTACTGCGATGGGTATTGACATATCAGCCTTTAATCTGTTGTCTGAAATGGTGCAGATACAATACGAAGCAGTTGCGGAATATCGCACCCTGATAGACAAGTTAGCGTTAACTAACGACATGCTGATATATGAGGACGCTGCCTTTGGTTAGTATTATCACACCGACTACGCACGATAGGGCTTGGTTTAATGAGCGTATGTATCGGATAGTAGCAAGTCAGGACTATCCGAATATAGAGCATGTGGTGAGTTACGACCAGTCAAAGGTATTGGGTGCAAAGATGAACGACATGATTGCATCGTGCAAGGGTGATATTATCGTGAACATAGACAGCGATGATCTGTACGCATCGGATTGGGTAAGTCGTATGGTATCGTTGCTGTTGGAAACGGGCGCAGATGTAGCAGGACTAAAACGGGCGTATTTTTATAAAGAACCCGAAGTGTGGACATACACCTACCCTGCGCATGATAAGTGCTTGTTTGGGGCTACTATGGCGCACACTAAGGCGTTTTGGGAGCGCAACCCGTACATGACTAAGCAGGTCGGATATGACGTGGATTTCACGCAAAAGAATTGCACTATCGCTGTATCTGATTACACACAGGGATTTGTCGCTACCGTACATGCAGGGAACGTAAGCCCTAAGAACATGACGGGTGAGCGATGGAAGCGGGTAGATGATGTGGTGGAACTCATAATAAAACAGCCCGCATAAGAATATGCAGGCTGCAAAAACGAAACTGAATTTTCTCACATGCTCACGAACGGCATCTCTGAAAAGAGAACCATGACATCGTCAAAGGTAATATAGTTTTCGGGAAT